GATTCAGTTCTATAAAAATAATAAGGAGAACAAAATATGGCTTTTCAATTGTCACCAGGAGTTCAAACCTCCGAAGTAGATTTGACAACAGTTGTTCCCTCTGTTGCAACTACTATTGGTGGTTTAGCTGGAGATTTTGCATGGGGTCCAGTCAATGAGGTAACAATCATCACTGACGAACTTCAACTTGCAAACAGATTCGGTAAACCAAGCGATAGCACCTACGAAACTTTCTTCACAGCAGCCAACTTCCTATCTTACGGTAGTGATTTGCGCGTTGTTCGTGCGGTCGGTGCAGGTGCACTTAATGCAGCAACGGGTACAGCGGTTTTGATAGAGAACGAAACTGACTATCAACAAAATCACAGCGCAAACACTGCAGGCGAAACATTCTACGCAAAATATCCAGGCACACTAGGCAACTCTATCCGTGTTTCGATGGTAGATTCAAACACGTATACTGGCTGGACATATGCAGGTAATTTTGATTCTGCTCCAGCAACATCAGACTTTGCTACGGATCGTTCATCTTCAAATGATGAGATGCACATTATCGTTGTGGACACTACAGGTAAAATTTCAGGAACAGCAAACACAATTCTTGAGAGATTTGGTTACGTTTCAAAGGCATCTGATGCGAAATCAGCAGACGGTTCAAGCAATTACTACAAAGATGTTATCAACAATCGTTCAAAGTACTTGTGGTTTGGTGGTCACAGACTAGGTAACTGGGGTACAGCAGCATCTGGTGCAGTTTCTTATGCAGTACTAGTAGCAGCATTCAGTGCAACTTTAGCTAACGGCGCAGATGTATCACCAGTTGCAGCTAATACTAGCACAGCATTAGACTTGTTTGCAAACGCAGATTCTATTGATGTATCATTGTTGATGGCTGGAGCTACAAACAGTGCTGTTATTCCAAACAAGCTGGTTGCTCTAGCAGAGTCACGTAAAGACTGCATGGTATTCATTTCACCAGATAAGGCAGACGTTGTTGACAATGCAGGCTCTGAATCAGTTGACATTACATCAACAGTAGCAACATTCACATCATCCTCATATGCAGTTGTGGATAGTGGATGGAAATATCAATACGATAAGTACAATGACGTATATCGTTGGGTACCGTTGAATGGTGATATTGCTGGTCTATGTGTTCGTACAGATAGTGAGCGCGATCCATGGTTCTCACCAGCAGGAACAACTCGCGGTGTTATCAAAAACGTTGTCAAGTTAGCTTGGAATCCAAACAAAGCTGAACGAGATTCTCTGTATCAAAAAGGCGTAAACTCAGTTGTTACCTTCCCAGGTGAAGGCACAATTCTATATGGTGATAAGACTTTCTTGAATCGCCCAAGTGCATTTGATCGCATCAACGTTCGTAGATTGTTCATCGTACTAGAAAAGTCAATTGCTAGAGCAGCACGTTCTTCATTGTTTGAATTCAATGATGACTTCACACGCGCAGCATTTGTAAACTTGGTTGAGCCATATCTACGTGATGTAAAAGGTCGCCGTGGTGTGTATGATTACAGAGTTGTATGTGATACCACAAACAACACAGGTGAAGTAATTGACCGTAACGAATTTGTCGGTGACATTTACATCAAGCCTGCTCGTTCAATAAACTTTATCCAACTGAACTTTGTTGCAGTACGCACTGGCGTAGCATTCGAAGAAGTTGTTGGTAAGTTCTAATAAATAGAGATAGGAGAAACTAAATGGCATTTAACATCAACGAATTCCGCTCTCAAATGCAGGGAGATGGAGCCCGCCCAAATTTATTTGAGGTTACGCTACCATTTCCAGCATTCGCTTTGCCAGGAAACGCACAACAAAAAACGAGCTTCATGTGTAAGACTGCTCAACTGCCAGGCTCTACAGTTAACTCGGTTCCTGTCCAATATTTTGGTCGTGAATTGAAGTTTGCTGGTAACAGAACCTTCCAAGATTGGTCTATCACAATCATCAATGATGAAGACTTTATAATCCGTAACGCCTTTGAGCGTTGGATGAACGGTATCAATGGACATGCAACCAACATCCGTAATCCAGCCGCAGCAACTGCACTGGGTTATAGCACTGATGGTGAAGTTCGTCAATACAGCAAAGCTGGTGATGTGATCAAGAAGTACAAATTTGTTGGATTATTTCCAACAGACCTATCAGCAATTGATGTTGATTGGGGTTCTAACGATACTATTGAAGAATTTACTGTGAACTTGACCTATCAATGGTGGGAAGCAGTAGAGGACCTAGTAGTCTAATAAGATAGGGGCACATCGCTCCTATCTTTTCATAATGGAAAGAAATTTTCTGTGGCAATATATTTACTGATCAAACAACACAACGTCACAGGTTTGAAATACTTGTGTAAGCATGAAGCACATTCACTTGATGAGTGTGTGAGATATCGTGGGTCGGGTGTATATTGGACAAAGCATATAAAAAAATATGGAAATAATGTTAGCACAGAATGTATTTTCATAACTGAGAGTAAAGAAGTTTTTAGAAAAATTGCTACAGAGTATTCTCTAAAATTTGATGTGGTAAAGTCAAAAGATTGGGCCAATTTAACTATTGAAGAAGGACAGGGCGGTGATACAATCACAGATAAAGTTGCACATGGAAAAATAATGAAAATGGTGCACCAAAGACCTGAAGTAAAAGAAAAAGTATTGAAGCATTTGGAGAATCATCTGAAAGTGATTCAGCCAAAAGCTGCCGCAGCAGCAAAGAAAAAACTGTCTGGACTTGCAAAAACAGAAGAACATAGAGAAAAAATGCGTGGTTTAAGACCTCATGTGACACAATCTGGTTCCAATAACAATAATTCAAAAAAAATAAAAACTCCATTTGGCATATTTGGAAGCATCATAGAAGCATCTCATAAAATTGAAGGTCATACATATAGAATGATATGGAACAGAGTGCAAAAAAATGATGGATGGAATTACATAGAATGATAAAATTATTCGGTTTCACGTTAGGTGATAAAGACATTATCAAAAAAGAGGATCCTAAACAGTCCTCGTTTGCGCTTCCAACTGAAGCGTTGGATGATGGCGCAGTAACGATAACGCAAAACGCACACTACGGTACATACGTAGACTTGGAAGGCTCAGTTCGTAATGAACTTGAATTGATCACAAGATACCGTGAAATGTCTAATCATCCTGAGTGTGACCAAGCAATTACCGAAATTGTTGATGAAGCCATTACACATGATAAAGATGGTAAAGTTGTAGATATCGTTCTTGATGATCTAAAACAACCAGAGACAATCAAGAAGAAAATAAGAGAAGAGTTTGACACTATCACTAAGATGTTGAACTTTTCAAACTTAGCTGACGATATTTTCCGCAGATGGTACATTGATGGTAGAATTTACTATCATGTTATCGTCAATGAACAAAACCCTAAAGAGGGTATTCAGGAACTAAGATACATTGATCCACGAAAAATTAGAAAAGTTCGTGAAGTTCAAAAGGGCCGTGATCTAAAAACTGGCGCAGATATTATCAAGTCTGTTGCTGAATACTATCTTTACAATGATCGTGGTACAACCACACAAGCATTCACAGCCGCAGCTAATGCTGGATTGAGAATTGCTCCAGAAGCAATCATCAATGTCAACTCAGGCATGATGGATGCAAAAAATACATTCGTCATATCACATCTACACAAAGCAATCAAGCCACTGAATCAGTTGCGCATGATTGAAGATGCTGTTGTTATCTACAGAATTAGTCGTGCACCAGAGCGTAGAATTTTTTACATTGACGTAGGTAATTTGCCAAAAGGTAAAGCTGAACAATATCTACGTGACGTAATGGTCAAGTACAAAAACAAAATGGTCTATGACGCAAACACAGGTGAGTTGCGTGATGATCGTAAACACATGTCAATGCTTGAAGACTTCTGGTTACCTAGACGCGAAGGTGGTAAAGGTACAGAAATCACAACGCTTCCTGCTGGTCAAAACTTGGGTCAGATGGAAGACGTACAGTATTTTCAAAAGAAACTACTACAGTCAATGAATGTTCCTTACTCACGTATGGAACAACAAAGTGGTGGTATGGTTGGTCTAGGTAGATCAACCGAAGTCACTAGAGATGAATTAAAATTCAACAAGTTCATTACCAAGATTCGTAACAAGTTCTCACAGATTTTTGATCATGCACTGAAGACGCAATTGGTTCTAAAAGGAATCTGCACTTCAGAAGAGTGGGATGAATTTAGAGATAAGATTTATTACGACTACAGAAAAGATAATAACTTCACTGAGTTGCGCGATGCTGAATTGTGGCAAAATAGATTGCAGATGTTAGGCATGGTTGATCCATATGTTGGAAGATATTTCTCACAAGAGTGGGTCAAGAAAAACATTCTACAATTGACTGACGATGATATCAAAGCAATGGACAAACAGATAGGAAGTGAGCCAGAGCCTGTACAGATGGGTCCTGATGGAAGACCATTATCACCAGATCAGGGCCAAGAGCAAGATCAGGAACAAGTAAATTCAGCCGATTTTCCACCTGAAGATAATATCTCAGATCGTGGTTCAAATGAATCGGATACACCAGAGCATGATGCTGTTGTAACAAGATTCAGCAGAGTGCTAAATAGAAAATAAGGAGATAATTATGGATGCAAGACAAGTAATTGATATGTTGGGTGCAGGTCAAAATGCAGAGGCAAAGAGTGCTTTAGAAGAGTTGCTATCTGCAAAAGCATTTGATGCATTAGAAGCTAAAAAACAAGACGTTGCTTCAGCGTTGTTCAACGGCAGAACTGAAGAACAGCCAGAATCTGAAGAAGAAATTGAATCTGAAGAAGAAACACAGGGCGAGTAATGAAGTCGTTGCAAGAATTTAAGAGTGTAGTTGAAGAAGAGAAACAAGACTTTTCAAAGTTTGATGCTTTGGTTCGTGCCGGATTAGGCAACAAAGCACAGATTCAACGTATGCACCAGATTCTAGCTAAGATGGAAGAAGAGCGCCCTAACTTCAGTCAAGCAGACAGATCAATCATTCAAAACATTTTTATGAAGATGGTTGATCTTATTACAAATAATCCACAGATTCACCGTCAAGCACGTAAGTCTGTAAAAGAATCTGTTGTTGACACTAGCGATTTCAAATTATCCGCATCTGGTAAAAAAGTCAGAGCACACCGTATTAAATTTGATGACGCTGAAGAAGTCAAAGAAGAGATTATTCTAGATGAGAGTATTGCAAAAGATCCTCCATTCATTTTGATACTGAAAAGAAAAGCTATTCGCTTATATCCTAATGGTATGAAAGTTGCAGTCTATCACAACGATAGATTGGATAAAGATTTTGCTATTCCATTCACACAAGACGATGCTGGTATGATTCAAGCTGAACAGATTGAACTTGATACAGGTGATATTGTTGAGCTTGATGAGGAAACTTTAGAAGCATTTCAAGCTGTGTACCTCAGTTTGACAGAAGAAAATCAAGAAAAGTTTGTAGATTTGATACACACATCACCGGAAACATTTGAACAAGCTAGAGAATTTGCACTTAGTAAAGTACAATGAATTTTATAGAACTTATATCACAGAATAAACTCAGTGAAGCAAGAGATTTTATCTTTGCTCACATGAACTCTGTTGTTGCAAAAAGGCTTGAGGAAGAAAAGCGAGCTATTGCGGTAGATATATATGATGTTGTGGAAGATTTAGATGAATCTAATATCGTGAAGCAGGGTAGAATCCAAAAGATTCGTAGAAGAATTCGTAGAAACGCTAAAGGAAGAATCGTTGTACAACGAAACGTTAGACGTTCTGCAATCAAAGGCTACAGAATTTCCGGCAATACTGTTAAGAGAATACCCGCAACAGCAAGAATACAAAAAGCTAGAAAGCTAAAGAGATACTGGAAAACAAAAGGTCGCGCTAGAATGAATAGAACATTGTTGAAAAGAAAAATGTCAATGCGCCGCCGCAAATCAATGGGAATACGATAAATGCCAAAAGAAATTAATAACACACTAAGATCGAAGTCTACGATCCGTGTAACCGGAAATGCAAACACACTGGTTACGTTGGCACAACTGTCATCTAACACACAGCTTGAAACTGTATCCGCAGCAGCAATTGCACACGTTTCATCAAGCAGTGATGGCACGTGGAGAGTTTATCGCGGTAATGATGCAACAGGAACACTTGTTCTTGAGTTGAATAAGAATCACACGATCAACTTAGAAGATATGGGCATCGGTGCAATTGCTAATGCAGCAACATCGAATGTATTCGCAACAAATGATGGAACTGGTGGCACATTGATTATGGTTATGAGCAAAACAGCAACATACAGTATAGACCTATGAAACTAATTACAGAAACAATTGAAGACGTACAGTACTTGACTGAAAGTGCTGAAGACGGCAAAAAGAATCTATACATTCAAGGCGTATTTCTGGTTGGTGAACAAGCTAACCGTAATCGCAGAATGTATAAGATCGGCACATTGCGTGAAGAAGTTGGGCGTTACACACAAGAGTACATCACAACAAACCGCGCATTGGGTGAACTAGGACATCCTGACACACCATCAATCAACCTTGAGCGTGTATGTATCAAGATTGAATCGCTAACTGAAGATGATCAGAATAGATTTATCGGCAGAGCTAAGGTTTTGGATACACCTTACGGTAATATCGTAAGAAACTTTATTGATTCTGGTGTTAGTCTAGGCGTATCTTCAAGAGGTATGGGTTCACTTGTCCAAGGACGTGACGGTATCAATATTGTTTCCGATGACTTCAGACTAGCTACGGCTGCTGACGTTGTTGCTGATCCATCTGCACCAGGCGCATTCGTCAATGGTATTATGGAAAACAAAGAGTGGTTGTTCATTGAAGGTCGTTTCGTTGAAATGGATATTGATAGAACGAAACAAGCAATACAAAGTGCCTCAAGAAAAGACATTGAAAAAGTGGCTGCGCGCCTCTTTGAAAATTTTCTAACGAAACTGTAAATTATATAAATAAACAAACAAAGGAGATTCCTAAATGGCTACTAATAAACTTTTTGAGGCTGCTGCTGAAATTCTTGCTTCTGGCAAGGGAAAGAATGCAATGCCTCCACAAAAGCTGGAAGGCGAAATTACAGATGCTGGTGGTCCAACACCGGAAAACGCTAAACCAGATGACAACTCACATAAGATGAATTTTACATCTAAGAGCGCAACTGCACCAACAACTAAGCCTTCTGCTGCATCTAGTAAAATGGATTCTATGAAGAGTGAAGAAGTTGAGCAAGAAGAAAGCAATTTCGTATCGGAAGATATTGATGCGATCTTTGCTGATGACTCAACCATCTCTGAAGAATTCAGAACAAAAGTTTCCACAATCTTTGAAGCTCGCGTACTAGATCGCGTTGCTCAGATTGAAGAACAGATTGAGACACACTATGCTTCCATGTTAGAAGAAGCTGTTGAATCTGTCAAAGAAGAACTAACAGACAAAGTAAATGACTACCTTTCATACGTTGTTGAACAATGGATGGAAGAAAATCAAATCGCTATTGACAATGGTATTCGCTCAGAGTTGGCCGAAGACTTCATCAATGGCTTGAAGAATCTATTTGCAGAACACTACATTGATGTTCCTGCTGAAAAAGTTGACCTCGTTGACGAACTAGCAGCTAAAGTTGAAGAACTAAGCGGCAAGTTGGACGAAGAAGTTGAGCGTTCTATTGAGTACCGTAATGCACTCTTTGAAGCTCACAAAGCTGAAGTAACCCGCGAAGTATGCGAAGGTTTGACCGCGACACAAGTTGAGAAGATCAAAGCACTTGCAGAGAGTGTAGACTATTCCACAGAGGAAGAGTACAGAACTAAACTTGATACTATCCGTGAAAACTATTTCCCTTCCGGAGTAAAGAAGGCTGATGCCACTGCACTTCACGAACAAGTAGAAGATGTTGCAGAAAAGAAAGTAGTTTCTGATGCATTCATGAATTCTATCGTTCAGTCAATTTCAAAAACAACCCGAATCTAATCATATAACAAGGAGATATTAGATGTTTCTTTCCGAACAACTACAACAAAAATGGGCTCCGGTCCTAGAACATGCTGATCTTCCAAAGATCACAGATCCATACAAGCGCGCCGTTACTGCGGTCGTTCTTGAGAACCAAATTCAAGCGATGCAAAAAGACGCTGGTATGCTAAACGAAACTGCTCCAACTAACTCTGCCGGTACAGGTGGTTTTGGTGGTGGTGCAACTACTACTGGTCCAGTAGCAGGTTTCGATCCAATCTTGATCAGCTTGGTTCGCCGTTCGCTACCTAACTTGATCGCTTACGATATCTGCGGTGTTCAGCCAATGACTGGACCTACCGGCATGATTTTCGCAATGCGTTCTATGTATGGTACTGACCGTGCAGCATCAAGCGGCGCTGAGGCTTTTTACAACGAAGCTAACACCAGCTTCTCCGGTGAAGGTGCGCAGCAAGCATTGACGATGAAGTCCACAACTTCTGACGGTCCATTCCAGATTTTTAACGCTAACACAGCAACTGCAATGCCTACAGCTACTGCTGAAGGCTTGACTCCAGTTGAAATGGGCTTCTCTATCGAGAAAGTTACCGTTACAGCTAAGACTCGCGCATTGAAGGCTGAGTACTCAATGGAATTGGCACAAGACTTGAAAGCAGTTCATGGTCTTGACGCTGAAACTGAATTGAGCAACATCCTTTCTAGCGAAATTCTTGCTGAAATCAACCGCGAAGTTCTGCGTACTGTTTACACAGTTGCTAAGCCAGGCGCATTGGTTGGTACTACAACAGCTGGTACTTTTGACTTGGACACAGACTCTAACGGTCGTTGGATGGTTGAAAAAGTTAAAGGTTTGGCATTCCAAATTGAACGCGAAGCTAACCAAATTGCTAAGTTGACTCGTCGCGGTAAGGGTAACACCCTAATCTGCTCTTCTGATGTTGCTTCCGCATTTGCAATGGCAGGTCTGTTGGATTATCAATCCGCTTTGGCTAGCCAAGTTAGCTTGCAAGTTGACGACACAGGCAACACATTTGCTGGTACATTGTTCGGTCGTATCAAGGTCTATATCGATCCATACTTCCCAACAGCATCCACATCTGAGTTCGCAGTTGTTGGTTACAAAGGTTCTAACGCATATGACGCAGGTATGTTCTACTGCCCATACGTTCCTTTGCAAATGGTTCGCGCAGTTGACACTAACACCTTCCAGCCAAAAATTGGCTTCAAGACTCGTTACGGTCTAGTTGCTAACCCATTCGCTGAAGGTACAGCGCAAGGCGCAGGCAACTTGAACGCAGGTAAGAACAACTACTATCGCGCATTTAAAATCGTCAACATAATGTAAGCATTATGTAAGGAAATAAATCTCCATAAAGAGAGATATTTTAGAGGGAACTTCGGTTCCCTCTTTTTGTTGTATAAATACATATAATTCGTAAACTAAAACAAATTATAAGATGATAAAACATAAACACCATATAGTACCAAGGCATGCCGGTGGCTCAGATGATCCATCAAATTTGATAGAGTTGACAATAGAGGAACATGCGGAAGCTCATAGAATATTGTATGAGACAAACGGCAGAGATGAGGATCGCTGGGCTTGGCTAGGACTAACTGGTCAAATAGGAAAAGACGAAATTCTAAGACAGATCGCTATGTCGCAGAAAGGAGTCAAGAAGCCGGATGGTTTCGGAGAAAAGATCAGTGCATTCAGGAAGACTTTCAAATACTCAGAAGAATCTAAACAAAAAATGAGTTTAGCCAAAAAAGGCAAAAAACTTACACCAGAACATGTTCAAAAAACAAGGCGTTGGGGTAAAAAGAATACTGAATATCAAAAACAAAGAGTTGCTGAGACCAGACAGAAGAAATATCAAATGACCAATCCAGAGGGTGTATCATTTGAAGTAACTAACTTGACTAAGTTTTGTAGGGAGAATGGATTTGATCAAGGCAATATGTCCAGAAGTCACATCAAAGGCTGGACATGTAAAAAGATTGTATAAATAGTATCATGACAAGTATAGCACTATCAAACACACCAGACAATCAGAACTTTCTACACCCGAACAAGTTTCACTTGACGTTCAGTAGAGTTCCTAACTTGCAATTCTTTTGCCAAGCAGTCTCGGTTCCTGGCATCTCTTTGGGTGAGATTCCAATCGTTACACCATTTGTTGAGATGTATTCACCTGGTGAAAAAGCAATATATGATATCATGAACGTGACTTTTGCCATAGATGAAAAGATGTCCTCTTGGCTAGAGATTCATGACTGGATCAGAGGTATGACTTTTCCAGAAAAATTTGAAGAGTATAAAAACTTGTCTAAGCTAAACAAGTATGCAGATAAGCCACAACCACAGTTCTCCGATGCAACGTTGACAGTGTATTCATCATCATATACGCCTATTGTCAGATTCAAATTCTTTGATGCATTCCCAACGTCACTATCATCTTTTGTGTTGTCTTCACAAGATACACCAGACAACGTACTGACGGCTGATGTGTCCATCAGATTTACCTACTATAACATTGAAAAAATAACCTAATTAGTGTAGACTCCAGTTAGGAGATTATTATGAGCAAACTTGATGAAATTATGAATGAGTGGATAAAAGATGCTAACGTTGACAGGACAGAACCTGGCAAAGCAATGTTAGACATACCTAAGCTCCACGCAAAGTACCTAAACATCTTATCACACCACAAGTACCAGCTTCAAGACTTGGAGTTCAAGTACAACCGCATGAAGAAAATCAAGTGGGAATACTACACAGGTAAGATGACAAATGAAGACTTGAAGAGGCATGGATGGGAACCATTTCCATTTGTACTGAAGTCTGATATCGCAACTTACATGGACGCTGATGAGGACATGAACAAGTATCTTGCTGCTAGACGAATGAATGAGCAGATCATTAGCTACTGCGAGTCTGTTTTGAAAGAACTACATAGTAGAACGTTCCAACTAAAATCTCTAATTGACTGGGAGCGATTCATACAGGGTGTATAATGAGTGATCTAATTATTAGTAAAGTGAATGAAGCATTTGTGCATATAAAGTGTGAGCGAAGTCTGGCTCAAGAAATATCAGACCACTTTACTTTTATGGTTCCAGGATACCAGTTTGTTCCAGCATTCAAGAACAAACTTTGGGACGGCAGGATCAGACTTTACTCGATCAAAGACAACACAATTTACTATGGGCTAATTCCATATATTCAAAAATTCTGTGATGACCGAGAGTACACCGTCGTGTACGATAAGTCAATAGACGCATTAGAAAATTTCTCAATCAAAGAAGCAAAAGACTTTATTGAGACCCTGGGCATTCCAAAGCATCTAGAGCAGCGTGACTATCAGATTGATGCGTTCGTTCATGCAATACGTAACAAGAGAGCACTGTTACTATCTCCTACATCAAGTGGCAAGTCTTTCATTCTGTATCTGATTATACGTCACATTCAACAGAATTGCAAGAAAGGATTGCTAATTGTTCCGAGAACATCACTTGCTGAACAGATGTTTTCTGATTTCAAATCATATGGTTATGACTCAGATCAATACTGTCACAGACAGTATGCAGGCAAAGACAAAAGCACAGATAAGTTTTTGACCATCACCACATGGCAATCAATATACAATTTACCTAAAGAATATTTTGAACAGTTTGATTTTGTTCTAGGCGATGAAGCACACGACTTCAAAGCAAAGTCCTTGTCAACTATCATGTCAAATCTGGAGAACACAGAATATCGCATAGGTTGTACAGGCACACTAGATGGCACACAGACACACAAGCTAGTCTTAGAGGGTCTGTTTGGTCCTGTACTGAAGGTGATTACAACAAAAGAATTGATGGACAATGATCAAGTATCATCATTGAAAATCAAATGCTTGATACTGAAATACTCAGATGAAGTGTGTAAACTGAGTCGTGGTTGGGACTATCAAGCTGAGATAGATTACTTGGTAAAGTGTCCACAGCGAAATGCATTCATCAAGAATCTAGCACTGTCGCTGAAAGGCAACTCACTGATTTTGTTTCAGTTGGTTGAAAAACACGGCAAAGAATTGATGCGACTGATTGACGCTGAGAAGAAAGATCGTAAGGTATTCTTTGTGCATGGTGGCACAGATGTTGAAACTCGTGAACAGATTCGTCACCTTACGGACTCACATCCACTAGAAGGTGAACTACTTTTTGAGTTTGGTGACACTAAAATCAAATGTTCGGAAAACGAATTGATACCGCTGACAGACGGCACAACAAAAAAAGCAAAATATATTACTGAAACTGATGATATTGATGCCCGTTGGATACTAAATAATAAAAAGTAGTCTACTGGAGTCAATATGAAATACTACACGATATATAGGATAATAAACAAAATAAACGGCAGATTTTACATAGGTAAACATATTACAGAAAATCCTAACGACAATTACATGGGTTCAGGAACACTCATAAGAAAAGCCATAGCTAAGTATGGAATTGAAAATTTTGAAAAACAAATTATTCAGTTATGTGAGGATGAGTCTCAGATGAATGATGTTGAAAATAGTTTGATTTCTCCGGATGATGAAATGTCATATAATCTAAATTCTGGAGGAAAAGGAGGTTGGTCTTATGTCAATCAAAATAGGTTGTCCCACACAGATGAATCTGTGAAAAAAAGAAAAACTGCGATGATGGAATATTGGACAGAAGACAAAAAGCGAAGTAAATCTGAACAAATGGTAAACCACTACATAACACATGGTGCACATAAACAGGTTATTGGAACCAAAAAACGCTATGAGGATGAGGCTTTTTTACAAAAATTTAAGTCAAAAATGAGTGAAGTAAATGGTGATGAAAACAAGAGAAAAGCTGCTAGTGAGAAAATAAAAGAAAAGTGGAAAAATGATCCAAACTTTCGCGACAAAATGAAAACCCGAAAACCACGAGGATCAGATGGAAGCGCACTGAAGGAAAAGTGGAATGATCCTGTTTGGAGAAACAATATGTTAGAGTCTAGAAAAAATAAAAGGAAACAAAATGAAGCCGGATAAAATTACGAAAGGAGGTGAAGGTTGCATTATTATTGCTTCTTTCGGCACCTTTTTCTACGGGCATAAATATAAAGAATCTACACAATGCGATCTTTGCATCACCATCAAAGTCTCGGATTCGTAATCTGCAATCTCTAGGTCGTGTCTTACGTAAGGGTGACAACAAAGACTCTGCGACTTTATATGATATTGCTGATGATTTTAGAACAGGTAAACACACCAATTTTACCTTGAAACATTTTGTGGCCCGTGCTAAAATATATGAAGAGGAGAAATTCTCTTATAAGTTTTACAAGATAGATATAAAAAATGGATAATGTTAGAATTATTAGGCTCAAAGATGGTGAAGATATCATTACTTCTTACCATCTGAATAGCAATGGCATCATAGAGATGTATGACCCGATGACACTCTTTTATAAGAGGCTGTCTGCCGGTAAATCAATGTTGCTAATGTCTCCATGGTTACCTATGGAACTCGTTCAAACAAACTCCGCATGTATTTCTATGAATGAGGTTCTTACTATCGTTGAGCCAAGAACAGCATTGATTGAATACTATAACAATGCAGTCGTTGAAGCTAACGAAATGATTTCAAACTTCACTGATCAGATTGATGAATCACTACTTGATGATTTTGACTCTGATGAAGAACTTGATCTAGAAGATGATTCAGAAGAACTACTTCAAGAACCAAGTACTACTAAACAAACAATACACTAATTCTAAACACCCAACACCCCCATTATATGACAGTACTCCATGACCTGTCAAGTGATATTTTAGGTAATCATAATGACAAAAGCGAAACACTACGTAAACAACGCGGACTTTCTAGCCGCACTGATCAGCTACAGAGCCGCATGTGATGCTGCCAAAGAAGCGGGCAAAGAAGAGCCAATCATACCAAACTACATTGGTGAGTGCTTCCTGAAGATTGCAAACCATCTATCCAGAAAGCCAAACTTCATTTCATATTCTTTCCGTGAGGAGATGATCTGTGATGGTATTGAAAACTGCATCATGTATTTCAGAAACTTTGATCCAACAAAGTCTTCCAATCCGTTCGCATACTTTACACAGGTAATTTACTTTGCATTCTTACGCAGAATTCAAAAAGAAAAGAAACAATTGTATGTGAAGTACAAAGCGACTCAGCAGTTTGGTATTCTAGATTCTGGTGAAATGTATGAAGACTCGGATGGTAATATGAAACAGTTCGTGTTGTATGACAACATTTCGGAATTCATTCAAACTTATGAGGAAAAGAAGAACGAAAAGAAGAAACCAAAGGTCAAAGGTCTTGAAAAATTCATGGAATCTGATATACTAGAAGACCCGTTGCCTGACGAATTATAAATCATGGAGTTCACTATGCTATCTTTACCCGACAACATGACTGGAAAGCCAGTCGGATTCACCTGTTCCACTTTTGATCTGCTTCATGCGGGTCACATTCTCATGTTGGCTGAAGCCAAGTCTGTATGTGACTATCTGATTGTGGGCTTACAACTGGATCCATCTATTGATCGTCCCGATACTAAGAATTCTCCTGTGCAGTCTATTGTTGAGCGCCATGTCCAATTGAGCGCAGTCAAGTACGTTGATGAAATCATTGTATATCAGACAGAGAAAGATTTGGAAGACTTGTTGATGTTTTTGCCTATCACCATTCGCGTTATTGGTGAAGAGTATGAGGATAAGAATTTTACAGGCAAGAACATATGCGAACAGCGTAGTATCAAGATTTACTACAATCAACGTAAGCACAGTTTTTCAACGACTGAGTTGCGCAATCGTGTCGCAAGTAAAGTTCGCTCATGAAAATTGCCCTTATAAATGATACTCATGCGGGTGCAAGAGGTGATAGCCTTTTGTTCAACGAATTCTTCTTCAAGTTTTGGGAGAATACGTTCTTTCCCTATCTGAAGGAACATGGCATCAAACACATCATTCATTTGGGTGACGTTGTTGATCGCCGCAAGTTTATCAACTATGTTATTCTGAATCAGTGGCGCAAAAGATTCTTTGATGTCCTCTTGAGTGAAGGCATCACAATGGATGTTATTGTTGGCAATCATGATGTGACATACAAGAACACAAATGAAATCAATGCAATGCATGAGTTGTTTGATCATTATGATAACATCAAAGTTTATACTGAGCCACAGGAAAATCTGTATGATGGTCTGAAAGTCCAATTGGTGCCTTGGATCAATGCATCAAATTATGATCAGTCAATACAAGCATTACAGGAAACAACAGCAGAGATCGTAATGGGCCATTTTGAAATTGCTGGATTTGAAATGGATAAAGGAAACATTGCACATGAAGGCTTGGATCGTAAGACTTTCAATCGTTTTGATATGGTACTATCTGGTCATTTTCATCATAAATCTACAGATGGAACCATCACCTACCTTGGAAATCAATACGAAATCACCTGGATTGACTATGGTGATCAACGTGGATTCCACATCTTTGATACCGACACAAGAGACTTGACATTTGTTGCAAATCCATATAAAATGTTTCATAAGATCATATATGATGACAGTCAGCAAGATTTTGCTTTTTGGAATGCATATGATTTTGACCAATACGCAAACACTTTTGTGAAAGTCATCGTTGTCAACAAACAGAATGCATACATGTTTGATACTGTGATTGACAACCTACATAAAGGTGGTGTCGCAGACGTTGCTGTCGTTGAAGATTTTACAGATACTATCATTGACGATGGTGACTTGGTTGATCAAGCTGAGGATACTATGACAATTCTATCAAAGTACATTGATGGATTAGCAACAAACGTTGACTCAACAAAGCTAAAAGGTCTTATGCGTGAACTCTATGTTGAGTCACTGAACGTTGAAATTATTGAATGATTTTCTTTAGAACAATTAGATTTAAAAACTTCCTGTCAACTGGTAATTACTGGACAGAAATCAAGTTAGACAACTCTGCAAACACACTTGTTGTGGGAACTAACGGTGCAGGCAAGTCAACTATGCTGGACGCACTGTGCTACGTGCTGTTTGGTAAAGCATTTCGTAATATCAATAAGCCACAGTTGGTGAACTCCATCAATCAAAAAGATTGTGTTGTTGAATGTGAATTCACTATTGGCACAAAGCAATACAAGATTGTTCGCGGAATAAAGCCCACAGTGTTTCAGATTTATCTCAATGGTGAACTCATGAATCAGGACGCTGCTTCTAGAGATTATCAAGAAACACTTGAGAAACAAATTCTGAAACTGAATTACAAGTCGTTTACTCAGATTGTGATTCTAGGTTCAGCATCTTTTGTACCATTCATGCAGTTGTCGGCTGCTGATCGCCGAGCAATCATTGAAGACTTACTGGACATTCAAATCTTCTCCACAATGAACACTGTGTTGAAGGATAAGAGTAGCACAAACAAGGATGCAATTGCAACAAACAAGCACAACATTGAACTGACAACATCAAAATATGATATGCAGAACAGCCATATCACTAAGTTGAAGCAGAACAATGATGATATGATTGCTGAGAAGAATCGTGAAATCAGTGTAGTTCTTTTGCAGATGGAGACAGTGCAGTCTGTTATTGAAACTCTGAATGCTGAGGTGCAACACCTTCAAGCTGGAATTGTTGATCGCGATGTTATTGAAGGCAAAATAAAAAAGCTGCACCAGTTTGAAACAAAGATTGAAACTAATCTGAGTAAGCACAAGAAAGACTTGAAGTTCTTTCATGACAGTGATAGTTGCCCAACTTGCAAACAGGAGATTCAGCAAGATTTCAAAGAGCAACAGATAGCCACATTGTCTGGTGCATCAAAGCAAATGTCTGATGGTCTGGAAAAAATTGCGACTGAGATAACCGATCAACAAAACAACCTGAATGAAATCATTCGTGTGTCAAATGAAATTCGCGTTCGTCAAGTAAGCCTTGCTTCAAACAATGCAACGATCATTGAGACAAACAAATACATTGGTAGACTGCAAAAAGAAATTGCATCACTCTCGTCAACAAAGGATGATTTGGATGCCGAGAACATGAAGCTGGATGAATTGCGCAATAAGCTATCTGCACTGACTGGTGAAAAGCAAGCACTGATTGAAGAGAAAACATATCTTGATGCTGCGGCTGTTCTATTGAAAGACACAGGCATCAAGACTAAGATTATCAAACAATATCTGCCGATCATCAACAAATTGGTGAATAAGTATTTGGCTTCTCTAGATTTCTTTGTTAACTTCAATTTGGATGAGTCATTCAAAGAAACAATCAAGTCAAGACACCGTGATGAATTTAGCTATGCGTCATTCAGTGAAGGTGAAAAACAACGTATTGATATGGCACTTATGTTGACATGGAGAGCGGTTGCTAAGTTGAAGAATTCAACAAATACCAACTTACTGATTCTAGATGAAGTGTTTGATTCATCACTTGATACAAATGGTACAGACTATCTCATGACCATTCTACAAATGCTAGAGGATGTCAATTTGTTTGTTATCAGTCACAAGGGTGACATTCTACAAGATAAGTTTAGAAATCTGATAAGATTTGAGAAGGTCAACAATTTTTCTAGGATTGCGAAATAATTATGCATGGAGATTACACTGTGTTGAAAGCATTGAGTGAATTTTTTAACGGAGCAAAGACTGCTCAGATTTTTTTAGTGAATGGCAGACACAAGTATATGGTACTTTGTTATGATGCTGACACTGATTACAATCACGCTGAATATTTTATGGAACAACAGAAAGCGGAAGACTTCGCAGAGGACTGGATAAATGATGAATGATGACGATATTCTAACGATCAATACAAACTCACCGACAAAGATCGTTGAGGAAGTTATTTCAATACTACCTATTTTAGCTGAAGGACATTCTAAGTTGTCGCAAGTCATGCCTGAGTTCCACATCACTCAGATCATGCAGCCTGAGATACAAAAATTTATTCGTCAAATGCGAAAGACGCAGGCTGCATACAATGGTCTTGGCTTGTCTGCAAATCAAGTCGGCATCGGCTTTAGGATGTTCGTGATCGGTGATGGCATCGTGTGCTTCAATCCAAAAATTGTTGCCACACATGGTGAAACAATTCGTAAAGCTGAAGGATGTTTATCATTTCCAGGTCTGTATTTGAACGTTCCTAGATATGGAAGCATTGATGTTGAATATTATGATGAAAATGCAAACTTAGTTAGTACACATTTTGATGGACTCACTGCACAAGTTTACCAGCATGAGCTTGACCACATGAACGGTGTAGTGTATACTCAGCATGTCAAACCTGTAGCAATGCAGCTAGCCAGGAAGCGCCAAGCTAAGGTAATCAAGAAACACGTTCGGAGAAACAAATGACAGATATAAAAGTTGAAGAAACAACTGAATATGAAAGTTGCCTAGACTTTCAAGCTGATGATTATGCCGATGTAACAAAATTCATTGATGGTGGCATAGAAGAAAATTTGATCGCTGAACCAGACGATTCTTTGCTGACCCGTGACCAGATTTGGAAGAAGCACTGGAAAGGCATGCCAACATATGACCAGAATGATAACCCTCCTTGGAGACAAATCTATTTGAGCTTTCGTAGTGAGGAAGACTACAATGAATTTGCAAAACTTGTTGACCAGAAACTCACAGACAAAACAAAAAGCATCTGGTATCCTAAACTAGAAATTGAAGATAACTCATTGAATCGTTGGATTGTAGAATGACCATCAACCCAAAACATCCTGTTTACATTATCTCTAAAGGTCGCCATGAGTCCATGCTGACCTCTAGGTCTTTGGCTAGAATGAAGATTCCTCATTACATCGCTATTGAGCCACAAGATGAAGTCAACTACGAAAAAGCACTTGATGAATTTGGTATTCGTCCATATGTGACACTGTTGATCGCACCATTCAGCAATCACGGTGATGGTCCAGGTCGTGCAAGAAACTGGTGCTGGGATCATGCGATTTCAATCGGCGCTGAAAAGCATTGGGTTCTTGATGACAACATCACAGACTTCTATCGCTTGCAACAAAACAAACGGTATCGTGTTGAGTCCGGTGCAATCTTTAAGGCTGCTGAGGACTTTGTTGATCGTTATGAGAACGTGCCAATCTCAGGCTTTCAATACCGCTTCTTTATTGCACCAAACTCTAAATATCCACCATATGTGACGAACACCCGAATCTATTCGTGCCTGTTGATTTCAAATGACTGCAAGCATCGCTGGCGAGGTCGTTACAATGAAGACACTGATATCTGCCTGCGTGTACTGAAAGATGGTGACTGTACAATTCAATTCAATGCATTTTTGCAAGGCAAAGCCGCTACACAAACAGTCAAGGGTGGAAACACCGAAGAATTCTATCACAAAGAATTTGCTGATGAGGATGAAAATTTCAAAAAGACTGGCTACAACAGTAGCGGTACAATCAACAAATCAAAGATGTTGGAAGAAATGCATCCTGATGTTGCGCGAGTTGTTTGGCGTTATGGTAGGTGGCACCATTATGTTGACTACAATCCATTCAAAAAGAATGAACTGAGATTCAAGCCTGGTGTGGTACTTCCAGAAGGTAATAATGAGTACGGAATGAAACTGACTCGCAATTGGAAGCCATGATGTGTTGTTTTTTAGTGAACTAATACTTTTGTAGTACTTGACATTCTTTCTGCACCTGATATAATTGATCCTGTTGATAGAAAGAATGTCATGAATTTTTCCCAAGAATCCAAGTCACAGTTAGCCAAGTTGATGGCTACTGAAAACATCCGAGTTGAACACCGCAAGATGCAAACTGCGGCTTTTGACTTGAAGAATCGCACACTTTACTGCCCTATCTGGACAGATATGTCTGGTGAACTTTATGACCTGTTGCTGGGTCATGAAGTTGGTCACGCATTGGAAACACCTGAAGAAGGTTGGCACAATGCCGTAACAAGCAAAGATAAAAAAATCAGCCGCAACTTTAAGCATTTCCTGAATGTGGTTGAAGATGCCCGCATTGAAAAGAAAATCAAGCGCCGCTTCCCTGGTCTCCGTAATTCATTCGTCAAAGCATATGGCGAATTGTTGTCCCGTGACTTTTTCGGTCTCGGTGATCGTGATATCAATACCTTCCCATTCATTGACCGCCTGAACGTATATACCAAAGGTGGTATTTCAACTGGCGTCAAATTTACGGATGAAGAGTCCGTGTTTGTTAGCAAAGTTGAAGCCGCTGAGACTTGGGATGATGTTGTAGAAATCACTGGTGCAATTTTTGATTACTCTAAGCAAGAGCAACAAAAACAAAACAAACTTCCATCCATGCAGTCTGATATGGACATGGATGATGATGAATTCTCTGAGTCTGAGTCTGACGACTTTGGTGATTCGGATCAGTCCGATGAATCTGATGAATCAACCGGCAATGGTCCAGGTAAAGAGACTGAGGAATCTTCCGAAGACGGTGAGCAAAAGCCTGGCAATAAAAAGTCAGATACTGATGCCAAAAAGTCTGATAAAAAATCCGAAGACACAAAATCTGGCAATGAAATCAATCGTTTCAAGCCAACAAAATCTGTTGCTGGTGAAGATGACTTTGAGCCAACTTGCGAAACGGATGAAGCCTATCGTGAAAATGAGTACAAACTTTTGGATGAAAAGTCTAAAGACTATTCTTATCTGAATGTTCCTACTCCGATCATGTCTGAGATTCTGACACCAGCATCCATTGTGCATAAACAAATGCAAGAGTTTTGGAGCCCAAATAAGCGCGCCGAACAAGATGCATTGGTCAAAGAATTCAAAAACAACAATGACCGTTATATCAGTCTGTTGGCCAAAGAATTTGAAATGCGTAAAGCCGCAGAAAAGTTTTCCAAGACCAAAGTGTCCAATACTGGTGACATTGATGTGAATCGCATCTACAAATACCAAATTGATGATAACATCTTCAAGAAAATGAACCGTGTGCCGAAAGGTAAATCACATGGTTTGATTCTGGTGCTTGATCGTTCTGGTTCAATGAAGAGCCAAATGGCGGCTGCTATTGAACAGATTTTGATTCTTGTTATGTTCTGCCGCAAAGTCAGTATTCCTTTTGTGGTTTATGGTTTTGGTAATGAGACAGATGGATTCAGAAAAGACCATGGTCGTCACGCAAAAGACTCATTTACCCGTGGCGAAAATGAGTTGGGATTCTCTCATGTGTTCTTGCGTGAATATTTGAATTCACGTATGGGTAATGTTGAATTCAATAACTGTGTTCGCAACATGGTTACATTGGCTGATGCATATACTAAAAAGAATTGGCCAGATCCACCTAATTTTAGTGTTCCTTTGAGTGAGCCATTGTCTGCAACGCCGATGATGGAGGCAATGGTTGCATTGAAGCCTTTGACTGAGCAATTTCGCAGAGTCAACAATCTTGATATTGTGAACCTTGCTTTGATTCATGATGGTGATGCTGATGAAATTTCACATCATTATGTAAATAGTGGTAGCAACATAATGCACAATTATTTCGGTAGTAAAAACTATGTTTTGGTTGACACTAAAACTAAGTTCCAGAAGTTGTCTCCTTATGGCAATTACGATACTTCCTTGCGCAGTGTAATTTTTGATTGGTATCGCAATGCAACTGGTGCCAAAATCATTGGTTTCTATATTGCTGGTACTGGTGCCTCAGCACGGTCTAACTTGTCTCGCCGATACACAGACTCTACAGGTCAAAACTTGTATGAGAAATATCCTGATCGTGATGGTGGCTACCACAGACGCCAAGACGTGGCTAAAAAACTTACTGAGGATTTGAAGGAAGAACGGTTTGTGGAATCCTTCAATCTTGGATACAATAAGTTTTTCTTTATTCCTGGTGATGCTGACCTGCAAGCCGATGATGGTGAACTGGAAATTTCTGGTAACTTCACAGCAAGCAAACTAAAGAATGCATTTATCAAGATGAATAAAAAGAAGCAAGTCAGCCGCGTTCTTGTGAACCGATTCATTACAGAAATCGCTGTATGATTTTTACAACATACCACTTGACTATGTGGTATGTTCCTTGTATAATTAGTTTATTGATTTGATTGATTTGGAGTTTATATTATGCGTACCATTCAGATGGACAAGCGTGAGAAGTTTATTGCCATTGCCAGCGCAACTGGTAAAGAGTTTATGACACTGCAGGAAGTCAAAAACCTGTGTGCCGAAAATGATATCAAGGAACCTCAATGGTTCCTCAAAGACCTAGCCAATCGTGCAGGACGTGGCATGTATAAATTGCCCACTGCATTGGTGCAAAATGTTCTTCCTATGAAAAAGACTGATACTAAAAAAGAAGTGGTTGATGCACCACGAATTTCCAATCTTGTGACTCAATTGGAAACTGAGAATCTTGTGCCACAAAAGTACAAGAATTATGTTCCGTTCGGTAATTTTGATGACTTGGTTTCCATCTTCAAAAGCAACCAATTCTTTCCCATCTTTATCACTGGTCAATCTGGTAACGGTAAGACCATGTCTGTTGAACAGGCTTGTGCCAAACTTGGTCGTAAATTTATCTGTGTGTCAATGACACCTGATACCGATGAAGGCGACTTGCTTGGTAACTATGTACTGATCAATGGTCAGATGGAATGGCGTGATGGTCCTGTTACTGTAGCAGCCCGCCAAGGCGCTGTATTGTGTATTGACGAAATCGATTATGGTGCACAGAATTTGGCTTGTCTCCAACGTGTTCTGGAAGGCAAACCATTCTTGCTGAAAAAGAAGAATGAATTGGTTGCACCCGCTGAAGGCTTTACCGTTGTTGCTACGGCTAACACAAAAGGTAAAGGCTCCGATGATGGTCGCTATATGTTCACCAACGTTTTGAACGAAGCCTTCCTTGAGCGTTTCTTAAATACGTATGAACAAGAATATCCACCTACCGCAGTTGAAAAGAAAATTGTGCGTAAGGAAATGGCTGCATTCGGTCGTGAAGATAATGAATTCGCCGACTTGTTGGTGACTTGGGCTGATATCACACGGAAGACCTTTGCTGAAGGTGGTGTGGACGAAATTATCTCCACTCGCCGTCTGGTGCACATCTGCAAAACTTATGGTGTGCATGGTGATCGTTTGAAGGCTGTTGGCTTGTGTCTGAATCGTTTTGATATTGATACCAAAACATCCTTCCTTGATCTGTACACTAAACTGGATGTTGAGGCTACAAAAGCCAAATTGCCAGCGGATGAACAAGCTGTTCCTAAATCGGTACCAATTCCCGCTGATGAGGAAATTCCTTTCTAATTAGCGCATGTTTACCGCCTAGAGTATTGATTTACTCTGGGCGGTATGCTATCATAGCGTTATGAGATTTCGATCACCTCTCATATATCAAAGTGTGATTTTATTATGGAGTTCTTATGAACGTAAAACAGAAAATGTTGCTTGCTCTGAGCAAAACCGAAGGATACAATACCTTTACTACCGCACAAGCCCGTGTACGATTTGGTGTTGCCAATGTCGCCGCACGGATCAATGAGTTGCGCAAAGAAGGTCATGCTATCTACACCAACACCAAAACTCTGGAAGATGGTCGCAAGATCAGTTTCTATCGTTTGGGTAAGCCAACTAAGCGCATGTTGGCCACTCAAACAAAAACAAAGCGTGTTGCCACTTTTGCCTGATTGATCAACAAAATCTGATCAAGGGAGTGATATATACTGTATCACTCCCTTTATTTATGGAAACATTATGGAAATCAAAGTCAAAATTGAAGAATTGAAAAAGAACAAACTGTTCATTGCCACTCCGATGTATGGAGGCATGGCCCATGGCATGTATATCAAAGCGAGTTTAGATTTACAGGGACTCATGTCCAAATATGGAGTTGAAACACGATTCTCCTTCCTATTCAATGAGTCGCTAATCACTCGCGCACGAAATTACTTGGTCGATGAATTTTTGCGTTCCGATTGTACGCATATGCTATTCATTGATTCTGACATACATTACAGCCCACAGGATGTAATTGCTATGTTGGCACTAGATAAAGATGTTATCGGTGGACCATATCCAAAGAAATCAATCAACTGGTCAAACGTTGCACTGGCCGCACGGAAGCATCCTGAATTGCCTCCACATGAGTTGGAAGCACTTGTGGGTGATTATGTTTTCAACGTTGTCAAAGGCACTCAACAATTCTCAGTCACTGAGCCACTTGAAGTCATGGAAATTGGCACAGGCTACATGATGATCAAGCGTGAAGTATTCCCGAAACTAGAAGTCGCATTTCCACAATTGCGTTACAAGCCCGATCACGTTGGGCAAGCCAACTTTGATGGCTCACGTTACATTCATGCATACTTTGATACAATCATTGATACTAAAGATAGTGCAACTGGTGGTGGTTCTGATCGGTATCTGTCTGAGGACTACATGTTCTGTCAACTGTGGCGCAAAATTGGTGGTAAAATCTTCCTATGCCCATGGATGAAAACACAACACATCGGTACATATCCATTCACTGGTAATATGGCCAAGATCGCCGAGCTAACTGGAAGACTGTGATGCCTAATTTTACTGATGATGAAATTGTCCATGTGAGTGTAACTGATTCAACACCAGGACCGACACCTGGTCGTAAATTTGATGGCGATAAGTTGCGTTACGATTTGATACCGCCATTAGCATTAGAGGAAATGGTAAAGGTTCTGACGTTCGGCGCACAGAAGTATGAGCCAGACAACTGGCAAAAAGTACCCGAATCTAAACGCAGATACTTTGCCGCCATGCAACGTCATCTGTGGGCTTGGAAACAAGGTGAAAAGTTGGATCCAGAATCTGGTATTCATCACCTTGCACATGCTTCATGTTGCTTATATTTTCTGTATGAGCATGATGTGAAATATTCTGTTGACAAAGCAGAATGAATGTTGTACAATTGATTTTTTATTGGAGTATATTATGAAGCTATCTAAAGACACACTGAGTATTTTGAAGAATTTTGCAAACATCAATGATGGAATTGTCTTTCGTCAAGGAAATGTTTTGCGTACCTGTGACGCACAGAAACAGGTTCTCGCTGAGACTACAATCGGTGAAAGCATTCCCAACGATTTTGGCATCTTTGACTTGAATCGTTTCTTGTCAGCACTTGATCTTGAGGGTGAGAATTCTCAACTTGAGTTTGATGAATCTACCAAGTCTGTTGTTGTCTCAGCAGCATCTGGTCGGAGCAAAACAGTGTATCGCATTTGTGATGCAAGCAACATCAAGAATGCACCAGAAAAAGGCGTTACTATGCCTGCACCTGATGTATCATTTCAGTTGTCACAGGAAGATTTGGAACACATTGTAAAAGCATCTGGTCGTCTTGCCACGCCACACGTTGCTGTCAAGTCTGATGGATCAAAAATCTTTATACATGCATTGGACAACAAGAACACCTCCGCCCATACAAATCAACTTGATGTTGGTAACGGAAACGGTAAGCGATATACCATGTTGTTCAAAACAGAAAACTTGAAAATGATTCCTGGCACATACGATGTGTCTATCTCATTCAAGGGTATCGCAAGTTTCAAAAATACCGCAAAGCAGATTCAATATTGGATCGCAACTGAGATTGGTTCAAACAGCGAAGCCTGATTGTCCCGTTCAAATTGATTTATTTTTTATTATGAGGTATTATGGAACATCTTTTGTGGACGGAACGGTATCGTCCTAAAACTATCGCTGAGTGTATTCTTCCTGATCGTCTGAAAGCTCCTTTTCAAGAGTACGTCAACAAGAATGAAATCCCAAACCTGTTGCTACATGGTGGCGCAGGTGTTGGTAAAACTACTGTTGCTAAGGCGATGTGTAATGAGGTTGATGCAGACTATCTGGTCATCAACGGCTCAGATGAAACTGGTGTTGATATGGTACGAAGCAAGATCAAAGACTTTGCTTCCACTATGTCATTCACTGGTGGGCGAAAAGTCATCATTGTTGATGAGGCTGATTATCTTTCACCAAACGCACAGGCTGCATTCCGAAATGTTATTGAAGAGTTTGCATCCAACTGCTCATTCATCTTCACATGCAATTTCAAAAACAAGATCATTGACCCACTACACAGTCGCTGTGCAGTTGTTGACTTCACTCTGAAAGCTCCAGAGAAAACTGGAATGGCTGGTCAATTCTTCAAGCGAGTCTCTGGTATTCTCGCTGAGGAAAATGTCAAGTTTGATCCTAAAGTAATTGCTGAGGTCGTGAAGAAACACTTCCCAGACTTTCGCCGCGTACTGAATGAATTGCAGAGATATTCATCCAACGTAGATAAGACTATTGACGTGGGTATTCTGTCGCAAGTTGGTGACGTAAGCATGAGTGAAGTCATCAAGTTTTTGAAAGACAAAGACTTTGGTGCATTGCGTAAGTGGGTTGCATCAACTGACATTGATCCTGCTACACTGTATCGTAAACTCTATGATGGAATGTATGATGTATTGCAGCCACAGAGTATTCCTCAAGCTGTAATCATTCTCGCAGACTATCAGTATAAACATGCATTCGTTGCTGATGCTGAAATCAACACCGTAGCATGTTTGACTGAGTTGATGGTTGGTGTGGAATTCAAATGATCAGAGATATTTTTGGAAATTTTATAGTTACTGCTAGTGACTATGGTGATAAAATCCGACAAGAATTGAAGCATACAAATCTTATTTCTGTGAAGCCTAAACTTCATACAGATAAAGGAGTGATTGCAGATGACTTCATTGATGGTGCAGGAATATACTTACTGTATCGGAATGATGATCTAATTTATATTGGACACACTAATAGCAATGTGAGAATTCGTCTCGGTCGTTTTTTCGCTGGAGTTAGAGGAACAGAGCGACATGATGAGTCGCATCCTGCCGCATACAAATACATAAAGTTGTATGGACCTATATGCGATAATTTGCGTGTAAAGATTGTGCCTATCCAACAACATACTTTGTTATGTGATGTTACGATGGAACAAATAGAACATGAATTGATTCACACTATGAAACCCATATTGAATAATGAAATATATCGCAAACGAGATGTGATTTCCCATATACTGGAACTCAAATAATGTTAGAACTTTTCAAACCCACACTAACATGGATCAAAAATGACTTCAACTCTCATCCTTTTCGTTTTGGCGTTGAGTTGCTTGCTTGGGCTATTTCAATTGGCTGTAGCGTTACCATGGCTCTTACAGTCCCGAATCCGCCCCTACTTGCTCTTTACCCTATTTGGATTATCGGGTGTAGCCTCTATGCTTGGGCTGCTTTTACTCGCAAATCTTTTGGTATGTTGGCTAACTACCTCTTGCTTACTGCCATTGACACTATCGGTTTGATTAGGATGTTAGCATGAGTCCATTTGAATTTTCAAATCAAATTCTGCAAGGTAAGAAACAACTGATTGTTGATGAATCTACTGAGACTGAATATGTGCCATTCATGGTCAACCGAGCACTGTCATATCATAAAGACTGTGTGTTGTACGCCAATGAAATGAATCGTAGACACCAACTGGATAAAAAGTTACAGAATGATTATTTACTAAATACTATCAGGCCTAAGAAAAGGCCTTTCAATAAGTGGATAAAGCCTGAAAAAAGTGAAGATATATCATGTATAAAATCTTTCTACGGTTTCTCTGACGCAAAAGCTAGGGATGCCCTCAGACTGCTTACTGACAAACAAATCCAAGAACTAAAAGAAAAAGCCGATAAAGGTGGATTGGGGAAGTAGCCATGGTAGATTTATCAACATTTGTTGAGGTGAAGCTGAAAGAACAAGATGATTTTTTGAAGGTACGTGAAACATTGACTCGGATTGGTGTGTCTTCTCGCAAGGAGAAGATACTGTACCAGTCGTGTCATATCCTACACAAGCGCGGCCAATACTACATTACACATTTCAAAGAACTGTTTGCACTGGATGGAAAACCATCTAGCATCATAGACAATGATATTGAAAGACGTAATGCAATCGCTAAGTTACTGGAGCAATGGGGCTTAGTTACGATTGTCAATCCAGAAATTATGGTAGACAAGATCGCCGAGATTCACCAGATCAAGATCATTCCCTTTCGTGAGAAGGATGATTGGCAACTAATCAGCAAATACAATATAGGTAAGAAGAGTCCAGAGTGATTTTATATTATGAAAAAAGTGAAAGAGAAACTAACGAAGCTAAAGAACATCTATACAGGTGAAGTTGTCATAACAAGCAACCTGTATGAGAAACGTGTTGATAGCACAATGACATTTATACAGGTGTACACTGAGCAAAATCCACAGAGAAAATACTTTGTGAATGGTGCTGCCTTTGTCAAAATTGTATAAATAACAGAACCCACCTTAGGGCCGTTTGACGTTAACGGTTAGAGAATGAGCAATCTTTCTCAGGCGTCCGTTGCTCTGTAATCACAACGTAAAATATAATATTCAACGCCATTGAATATGATCACAGCGGGAATAGAGCAGTTGTTCCGATAAGACAACACCGGATTTGTAACCGGTTTATTCTGTGCTTTCGAGGCAGATATTTCATAACTTGCTTTTATAGGAGAAAACTCATGACGCACCTAAATCTAGGACGCTTAAACTTTGCACCATTGGTGCCACAAACTGTCGGCTTTGATCGTTTCTTTGATGCATTCGATCAACTTGCACTAGACAAACTTCCAGCAAACACTTTTCCACCACATAACATCATCAAGTTAGACGACAACAATTATTTGGTTGAACTTGCTGTGGCTGGATTCTCGGAAGACGAAATTGAAATTGAAACGCTAAAGGGCGAATTGACCATCAGTGGCAAGAAAGCTACTGTGGATGAGAA